ACAGTTGTTGTAAGAGGTAATACAAATTCTGGAGCAATAGTATTTAATTGTGAAAGTAATTCACATGGTCAAAAAGTTATAGCACAACCACACTCTGCAGGTGTAACTAACACTATGTTATTACCAGATGGTGCTAACTCAACTTTAGTGTCTCTTGTTGCAACACAAACTTTAACAAACAAAACTTTAACTTCACCAAAAATAAATGAAAATGTAGCTGTAACATCTACAGCATCAGAGTTAAATATATTAGACGGAGTAACTTCTACAGCCGCAGAATTAAATGCACTTGATGGTATTACTGCTGTTGTTGGTGAACTTAATGCTTTAGATATTGGTAGCACAGCTGTTGGAACAGCTGTTGCAAGTAAAGCAGTTATATTAGATTCAAACAAAGATTATACAGGGTTTAGAAATATTACTTTATCTGGAGAACTAGACGCTGCAACTTTAGATATATCAGGAGCAATTGATATTGCTGGTGCTTCACAATTTAGTGGTGCAGTGACTGTCGGTGTAGATGACACAGGATTAGATGTTAAATTTTTCGGTGCTTCTGCTGGAGCTTATTTTGAATGGGATCAAAGTGCAGATCAACTTCGAATTTTAGGAGCGTCTGCTGATGCAACTACTAGTACAGGTAAATTACTTTTAGCTACAGCTTTAACAGATATTAACGCAAATGACGTAATGGGAAAAGTAGATTTTCAAGCGCCACTTGAAGCTGGAGGAACAGATGCTATTACTATCGCTGCTTCTATTCAAGCTGTTGCTCAAGCTACATTTAGTTCTTCTGTTAATTCAACAGATTTATTATTTTTTACAGGTCATTCAGAAGCTGCTACAGAAAAATTTAGATTTACCTCTCAAGGAGAAATTGGTATTGCAGGTAATAATGTTGGATCTGATGGTCAAGTATTAACATCAGGCGGTGCAGGAGCTGCAGCTGCATGGGAGGACGCAGGAGGTTCTTCAGCAGCAGATGATATTTCAGCTGGTGATGCAGCAGTATCTATTGCAACATCAAGTGGTGCTGTTGTTGTAGATTCAAATGCTAGTACAGTTACTATAGATGGGCACACAGGTGTTACAATAGCTGCTTCTAGTTCTGGAAACATAACTTTAGATTCAGAAGTTGACATCAGTTTAGATGCAAATGGTGGAGACATATTTGTTAAAGATGCAGGAACTACTTTTGGTAGTCTTACCAATACAAGTGGTAATTTAATAATTAAATCAGGGACAACAACTGCAGCCACATTTAGTGGAGCAAATGTTACTTTTGCGGGAACATTAGCTTCGGGTGCTATTACCGCTTCAGGTGATATATTACCAAGCGCAGATGATGCTAAAGATTTAGGAAGTGCATCAAAACAATGGAGAAACATTTATACTGGGGATTTACATCTATCTAATGAAAGTAAAGCCGAAGGTAATGTAGTAGATGGCACAACTGGAAATTGGACTATCCAAGAAGGAGCTGAAAATCTTTTTATTCTTAATAATAAATCTGGCAAAAAATATAAGTTTAAATTAGAGGAGATTTAAACATGGCAATAATCTCTGATGGAACTACAATTATAGACGCAGGAGCTTTTAGTGTTAGTCTAGGTTCGCTGGTTCATATTAAAACTTTAACTGCTAGTAATAGCGACACTTTAAGTTTTGTAGATGGAGCTTCAAGTGTGGTTTTTGATAATACATATATTATGTATCGTTTTGAATTTTTAAATATACACCCAGCTGCTGCTTATAATGATTTTATGTTTAATGTAAGTATAGATAGTGGTTCAAATTATAATGTGTCTAAAACATCAAGTTTTTTTTCAGCAATAAATTTTGGTGGTAGTGGTGGTGCTATTGAATATGGGGCAGGTAATGATTCACATGGTGAAACGGGCAAAATAAATATAACTGATAATACGGGTGCCGATGCTACAGAAACTGTAGGTGGTCATTTAAATTTTTTTAACCCATCAAACACTACGTTTGTAAAACATTTTTCAACAGAAATTAGTAACCATGAAGATGGTACTCCAATTAATTGTTTCATGGCTGGGTATGCAAATACCACTAGTGCAGTAAATGCTGTACAATTTTCTTTTAGAGATCGAGCTATTGAAGCTGGAAAAATAAAACTTTACGGAGTTTTGGGTAGTTAATATGGGAATAATTTCAAATGGAACAACTATTTTAGATGCAGGTGCTATAGATTCTGGAGTAGCAACTGGTAAAATGACTTTAATTAAAACTTTAACAGCTAGTAATTCAGCAACTTTGTCTTTTGTACATGGGTCGGATAGTGTTGTATTTGACAGCACATATGATTCTTATGTGTTTAAAATTATAAACATACATCCTGAAACAGCTTCTTATTTTCAAGTTAATTTTAGAGATGGTGGTTCATCTTATGACGCATCTAAAACATCATCAAGTATTAAGGCACAACATAGAGAAAATGGAACTAATGGAAATCTGGAGTATCGACCAGCTGAAGATTTAGTAGATAGCACTAGTCCTCAAGTATTAACTTTAGATATAGGAACTGAAAATGATGGATGTGGAAGCGGTGAACTAAAATTTTTTGATCCTTCAGACACAACTTTTGTAAAACATTTTTGGTCAAAAATGAGTTATCTGTATGGAACAAATTATTCTATGGTTAGTTATGTTCAAGGTTATTGTACTGCTACAACAGCTATTGATGGTGTACAATTTTCTATGGTATCAGATAATATTATGACTGGTCAAATAAAATTATATGGTATTGGAGGATAAATGGGTCTAATTTCAAATGCAACTACAATTTTTGATGCTGGAAGTATGGCAGCTGGTTTTGGTGGTAGCTTGGTATTTATTAAAAAACTAACAGCTAGTGGTTCTGGTACTTTATCATTTGTAAATGGAGCATCTTCTGTTGTTTTAGATTCTACCTACAAAGAATATTTTTTTATTTTTAATGATATTCATCCAAGCACTGATGATGCAGAATTTACTGTAAATTTTAGAGATGGAAGTACAGCTTATGACGCAACTAAAACTACTACAAGTTTTAGAGCATATCAGTTTGAAAGTAATAGTAATGGAGTAGGTTATCAAACTGGACAGGATTTAGGACAATCAACAGCAGTTCAAAAAATTGGTCAGCTACAAGGCAATGATGGAGATAGTGCAGGATCTGGGTTTATGCATTTATTTAACCCTGCGGATACCACGTTTGTAAAACATTTTATAGTTAGGTATGGCCATCATTATACAAATTCTGCTCCAGGAATAATAGATAATTACACAGCAGGCTATGGCAATGTTACAGCCGCTATTGATGCTGTTCAATTTAAATTTACATCTGGTAATATAGACGTAGGAGATATTTGCCTTTACGGTATAGTTTAATCATGATAAAAAAATATAAAGGAGAAAAAAATGCCAAGATATCATAACATTAACGGTAACAGAGTACAATTTACAGAAGCTGAAGAAACTGCTAGAGACAATGAAGAAGCAGCTTTTGCCAATGAAGCTCCAGCTAGAGCTTTAGCTAGATTAAGAGGTCAAAGAAACAGATTACTTGCTGAAACAGATTACCTAGCTTTATCTGATGCAACATTAACATCTGATATGGAAACATACAGACAAGCATTAAGAGATCTACCATCTGGTAAAGATACAGTTGCCAAATGTGAGAATGCTACTTATCCAACTAAACCATAGGATTACACTATGTTACAGAAGGTAAAATTTGCACCTGGATTTAATAAACAAGTCACATCAACTGGCGGCGAGAGTCAGTGGGTTAATGGTGATAATGTTAGATTTAGATATGGCTTACCAGAAAAAATAGGCGGTTGGGCTCAATTAGGTTCAGTAGATATTACAGGTCGAAACACTGCTATTCACCATTTTGTAAATACATCAGGTATTAAGTATGCAGTTCTTGGTACTAATAGAATATTATATGCTTATTCTGGTGGTATTTTTTATGACATACATCCAATTAAAGCTACAACAACTTTAACATCAGCATTTAGTACAACTAATGGATCAGCAACTGTAACATTAACTTTTGCATCAGCACACAACATAGAAAAAGGTGATATTTTATTATTAGACAATTTTACAGCTATAACTAACTCTAACTTTAATTCAGCTAATTTTGTTGATAACAAATTTCAAGTAACATCTATTCCAACATCTAGTACAGTAACACTGACTATGGCTTCTAATGAATCAGGATCGGGTGCATCAACATCTGGTGGTATTAGAGTTAAACATTATTTTTCAGTAGGGGTGGCTCAAGAAGTTGCATCAACAGGTTGGGGATTAGGTTCATGGGGTGGTACAGAAGCTGGAACATTTACATCAACTTTAGCATCATCAATTAATACATCG